CCGCAGCAAGAGCCTTGACATGGGCCTCCCTCTCTGAACGGCTTGCGCCTTCCGGCGGCTTCCTGAAACTCATTGCTGTACCTTGTCGAGTAAGTAGTAGCCCACCGCGATCAGGGCGGTTGCCACGAAGGCAATACCTGCCCCGTACTTCACATTGAGCATGAACTCCTTCTGCCGCAGGCGGTGCTCACGCTCCTTCTTCTCGCGCTCCTTCTTGAGCCGGATGCGCTCCATGATCATCTCGTTGTAAACGCTCTCACCGTAGTGAGCGACGATCAGAATCTTGAGTTCGTACTCCTGCTTGATCAACGCTTGCTTGTGCATCGTGATCTGCAAGGCTTCCTGCTCGATGCTGTCGTCGTGCAGCAGCCGCTTGAAGACCGAGGGCTTCTTGTTGGCCTTCTCGTTGGCTAGGCGGTTGAAGTCCCCAAAGGCGCCGTACCACTTGCCGATCTGACCGGCTACATCTTGAATCTCGCGGCCCGTGGCGACGAGTTTCTTAACGGCACCAAAGGCAGCGTTTGCTGCCGATACTGCTGCGAGGATGCCGGTGATGGGTTCCATACACTACTTGTTCCCCTTCAGAAACTTCTCGCGCTCCTCAAGGAGTTTGACCTTCACTTGAAGGTCGTTGATGTCCTTGTAGATTTGCTCCTTCATGATGGCCCGACGCTCTGCGCTGATCGGGCTGTCGGTTGGGACGCCTTCCTTGGTGATGAGCGCGGGCATCTGCCCCTCAATCTTGGTCAGACGCTCAGAGAAAGATGCCACTTGACCGAGTAGCCAAGCAAGCGCAGCCACCACGATAGGGATGACTGCCTTGAGTACGTCTGACCATGCCATGATTTACTCCGTGATCACCACCGTGTCGGTGTCCTCAAAGAACATCATGCGCCCACGGCACGCGATGTTGTAGTCCTGACCGTTTTCATCCAACTCCGTCCACGACCGGGTTTCAATCCTGACGTGTTTGGCAAGAATCTCCCGCCCATCCTCAAACACGCGCCAGACATGGAGCATTGAGCCACGACCCGGCTGTCCTCGTGACTTATTGAATCGAACAACATATTTACTTTGCATGCGGGCACATTTTCATGGCACGTCGATATTTATTTGAGTCCATTAAATACAATGGCGATTTTGCCATTATACTCAACAATTCTTTTTCTGTAACTAATTCGTAATGTAATTTTATTTGGCGCTCTGTAATTGGAACCACATGCACCAAAGGTTGCCCAAGCAAAATACTCCAAGACTTTTTTTCTTGTTGTCTTTTTACAAATAGATTTATGTTTGCTTGAAGCACCCCAACGTGAGCGCTGTAAGCGCCGGGGGCAACTACAAAATCATCATGCCCGAATGAATTCCAAATAGGCGCAGAAAACAAAAGATCGATGTTTTTATCTGCTGTTATCCACCAAGGGTTTTCTAATTTTATATGAAAATGTGACTCAATTATTGGGCAATTTCCAAATTGGTCCGTGCGGTGTGGAAGTATTCTAGAAATCTCATCTGTAAACTGATACTTAAAATTGTCAGGCCCCGCTTCCAAATGCAGATCACTCCACATTTGAAACATAAATCCAGAAGAATAAAGCGAAGTAAATCCTGGGCAAGAACGTAAGTTTTTACGCAGTTGCAAAACACCATCTATATTTTCTGGTATAGATTGAGTAGGCAGGTTTTTAAACCACGCGGGAGTAAATTCAATTGCACGTTTTGGTTTTGCGTGGTTAAACGCTAACTCGCGTGTAGTATAAAAATACACGTTTAGGGGTTTAGTTCGGCAAAACCAAAACATTACTTAGGCAATACCGGCCACGGCATGTTGGGGAAATTTGGATGCAGACGAATTTCTCGCAATGCACGACGATACTCAATCCACAACGCACGATCACCTGATGTCATGGGCACATCTGGCAGAACAGACCAGTCAGACTCAGCCAGCAGTTTTTTGGCGTGGTCCCAAGCAAGTTCTGCCGCAGATGAAGTAGCAGGGCCAGGAGGCGCATCGCCCACCTCAACCCACCCTTGATCGTTGTAGGGCTCCCCCAACCACGACAGATCACCGATCTGGTCGATAAAGCCGTGAAGGCCGAAGATCGGCCCCCAATTTTCAGGCAGGGGTTGCGGCTCGTTTAGTGCGCTTCCGTCTGACAGTTTCTTCAGTTGCCAAAGTTTGCTCATTTGATTGACTCCTTATTTGGCCGCTACTTAGGCCAGTTGCCGGCAAATGCTCTCGCTCTAGTGAGGGCGGATGATTTGCGTGGGGCGGAAACGCAAGTCCGGCCCCCATAAATGGTGCGGCCCCTGGGGCCTCGCGCCATTCTCTCCAACTTGCAAAATCGTTTCGAGGTTGGATATGGATATGACATCCGATGCCCGCCGCAAGTTGATGGATTAGTTCTACCACTTCGGTCGGCTGCAAAGGTGCCCAAATAAACTTACCATCACCACGAATCATAATTTCTGTGACGCCGCCAAAAGCCGTTCCAACTGTCACTGATCGAGCACGATTAAGTCGATCCGCAGTATTTAATACTGCGGCTTCATCATTTAAGGCATCGATCTTCTTCAGTGTTTTCTTGTTCATTGTGGATTCCAAGAAACAACAACTTGCCCGTTTGTTGGGACTGTAATCGGATAAGAACCACCCCCAGTAACTGTCACACAGTTAAATGTGCTGGGAGTTGCTGAACTGCCAGGATTGCCGGGATTACCTGCGCCTCCGGGATTTCCAGCACCACCAGAACCACCACTGCCTCCAACATTGCCTGCGCCGCCTCCACCACCGCCGCCACTGCCTCTTTTTGTAGTAAAAGGACCGGGGTTACAGCAGCACCAACTACTACTACCGCCCCCGCCCCCAGTGCCAGAACGAGCGCAGAAGGGGTATGCACCGGGATAATAACCCATACAGCGCCCAACGGTTCCATAAGTGTCGATATACCCAGGGTTTACAGTTCGACCGCCGCCAAAACCACCGGGACTTCCGCCGGGACCGCCTCCGGGACCGCCAGGACCGCCTCTATAAGCATTAATACCGGATATAGTAAAAATGGTATTACCTGCGTTACAACCCGAAACACCGCCAGAATTGCCACCAGCGCCGCCATTTCCTGGATTTCCAGAAGAACCACTGTTCCCGCCACCACCACCATTACCCGCTGTTCCAGCACTTCCTGCGGAGCCTGCGTTACCGCCATTGCCCGCAGCACCCCCGTTGCCTGCGTTGCCACCAGCGCCGCCAGGAAAGGTTTTGCAAAGCCCAGAAGAAGAGGCTCCTGTATTACCATTGCTACCCACATTTCCTGGGGAGCCAGCATTACCTGGGCTACCAGCACTACCGGCATTACCTCCCGTTCCGGCGTTGCCTGAGTTCCCCGGCAGGCAACATAAATATCCACCATTACCACCAGACTGTATTAAAACGCAATTAACAGAAAACCTTGCGCCACCAAAGCCGGCGTGCCCAGCACTGTTAGTAGCACCACCACCGCCACCACTGCCACCATTCCCTTGATTGCCAGAATTTCCTGAATTCCCGGGGTTGCCTGCGGAACCAGAATTGCCGGATGTTCCAGAATTACCTGTAGCGCCCTTGCCGGTAATGTTTACTTTTGTGACTCCAACAGGCGCGGTAAAAGTGCCAGATGTATTAAACGTCTGTGTGCCTCCAGGAACAATTGATTTGCCCCCGAATAAAGTTACTTTTGGTGTTCCAGCAGGCATTTAATCCTCACTCATAGTAAAACCAACCAGTAACGATATACTTGCTGGTTTCGCCAAGCACTGTATTTCCACGATGTGTGTGCGTATACGCAGCAGGCCAAACAATCACGGTATTGGCTTTAGGGCGCAGACGAAGTCGCTGATACAAAAACTCTGTTTCCCCGCCGTCCTGTTCGCCAAGATCGTTCAGGTACAACATGTAGACAAGCACACGTTCGGCATGTTCTTTATTTCCTTGCTCCGCATGCCAAACGTGATACCCACCACCAGGATCAGTACGCTGCATTTTCATGGCAGTGCCGCGAATACCAGCATCTTTCAAAACAGAAAACTGTTCTGTGTAGTGGTTGTAGCAACCTTGAAGCCCATCAAAAAATATTTTTGTGGCGGTCACATCATTAAAT